ACTTTTAGTCAAATTACTTAACTTAATTGTGTCGGGATCCATAGAGTGCCTCCTTGAGTAGTGATTTTAACTCACTTATTTCATTTTGAATATTAGCAAGATCTTGCTCAACATTCTGTATTCTAATACTCTCTTCATCTTTGACATTTTTATTCATTATGTAAGATGAATATCCTGAGGAATCTGTATTAATGATAGCTCCAGTTTCACTATCTCTCAGGAGATTATTATGCCCTTCTACTTTTTGTTTCATTATGCAAGTGCTATCACTCTGAGGTTTTTGAACTTAGGTGGATTTGCCTGATTAGTAGAGGTGAGAAGAAGTTTAACTCTGTATGACTTGAAGGAGGGAAGTTCTTCAATTGTAAATGTATGCTCCCTATAGTCATCTTTTGCTTGAATTAACTGATCAGACAATCCATCATTATTTGCAACATCAATAATTTTCCCTCTCTCATCAATATTATTATATCCAGGGAAAGCCTCATAAATTGGTGTGAAGTTCTGACTATCAGAAATCGCAAAGAATCCTCTTATTTCAGAGTCTCTATCTTTCAAAACATCAACAATAACTTTGAGAGAGGAAGCTGGATTTTCTAATGTAATTTCTTTAGACAGATACTGGAAAGCAGTAGGATCTGAATCAATCCCATTTACTCTATTATCGGTTGCATAATTGCTAATAATACTATTAACGCGATTGGATGTGCAAATGACACTCATTCTTTGAGTATCAACAACCGGGGAAACTCTATCGTCAGTGGTTCCCATATTTAATCTCATATTTAATGATTTGTTGCCAGTAAGTCCCGTCAATTTAGCATCTTCATTTACTTTAGATGCAATAAGTCTTGGAGTTGAGAAATAATTAGGACTATCGATGGATATAGCTTCAAATCCTTGATCAATGTAAGGACGTTCACTACCACTGATTGAGGTTGAAGAAACTGTTCTTACTTCTCCATCAATGTTTGTTCCTCTCACAGTGACATGTTGAATTTGAGGTGTCAAAATCTCAAAAGGAATATTTTGTGTTGCTTTAATATTATTTCCACCAGTTGATTTTGTTTCGCCCATATAAAGAATTGGGAAACTTTCACCGGTTGAACGCCCAACACCACTCGAACCCATATCAAGTTTAACTTTATAAGAGTCAAACGTGCGTGGATCTGACGCAGTTACATTGTTAAGATTGTGTGTCTTATTAATTCTTCTCAAAGATACATTACCAAGTTCATATTTAAATACTTTTGTTCCAGAAAGATAATCTTTGGATTTTGTACCATCAATTCCTCTTCCAGTGATATTAATTGTTGTTCCAGAAGCAGACTCATAAGACACAATTTCTTCGCCAATCTTCAAATAACCAAGGTTAGTAGTTCCAACTCCAACATTCTCAAAAGTATCAAATCTAGTGACTGAATCTACTGTCATAGATTCTGTTGATGAAGAATTTAAATTAGATGTAAGTTTCACAGGAAGAATATCAGACTCGACATCAGAGATAACGACTCTGTTATCTGAGAAGTACATTCCGTGATTTTTATGATTCACTGTAAAATGAATGCCATCAGATACAACTTCATTAATACCATCAATTAGAACATTACCTCCGGAAGAAGCGTTAAGATCCGTTCTTAATCCAGAGTTGTTAATAAACTGAACAGTATTACCTGCACCCGTAATAAAATCACCCTGAACATTATCTAAAAGAAGTTCATTTGTATTAGCAATCGATACTAATGACAATCTAAGATTTCTTCCAAGATTATCATTTCCAATAGTTGATATTCCTAATACATCACCAATTACATATCCTTGTCCTCCACTTGCTGCTACATATTCAGAAATAGTAGCGCCTACTGCAATACCATTATCAATAGTTATATCAGCCTTAGCATTTCTACCACTGCTAGTAATATTTACAAGTTCAACACCAGTATACTCAAGATATCCAGAAGAGGGTGTAAAACCAATTCCAGAATTTATAATATTGAGTGTTCCTGTGGCAATACCTGCTTTTGCAATAAAATTACCAGAAGCATTACTGCCATGTTGAACAATGGTATTTCCAAAGGTTAAATCTGTATCTTGAAGTGTAGATCCTATTCCAATTCTTACAGATCTTGACTTAAGATTTATTGAGTTAGGCATTAATTTAGCAATTTGTCTATTACCTTCACTCAATTGTGGACTGTAAACATCTAGCGATCCAGTTGATACAAATTGTGCTCTGTAAAGGGTAAACTTAAGATCCTCCCACTGACTAGGTTCCCAGATTTTTGCATTCTGTGACTTAAACAGTGATCCAAGATATGGTTGATTAGATACGAACGCTTGAGTTACTAGATCTAATTCTCCAACTCTTGAAATGAATACTCTATATCTTGCAGAATTTGATTTTAAAACAACTGCATAATCTTTACCACCCTCTAAAAATACTGGAGATTTCAGAGTAAATGTACTTGCAATGGATCCATCATCAGAAGTGGTGATTTCATTGGGGTAAAGAATTGCTGTTGAAAGAGGAACAGTCTTAAGAGAAGGAACTCCGTTTACTGTAGTTCTTATTTCAAATTCAACGGGAATATTTGCATTATCAACTTGTTCAAAAAATACATCACATTTTGTGATGAATACTCCGGTGGGATCTCCAACTGTAAAGGTTTGTGCTAAAGGATCTCTACCTCTCCAAGGCCTTGGTGGTGGAGCAAAAAACTGACTAGATGTGTTACTTGATATGACATCAGTTCCAATAACCCTACTGTTTATTAGTCTTTCGGTGCTTCTTTCTTCACTAAATGACTGAGTTTGGACATTAGCATTTCTTACTGAAATAATATCTTCTTGAACAGTTTCAAGAATTCCTGAAATTACAAAAGATGAAGTAGCGCGTGTTGAAGCATTTTTAACATCATTATTTTCATCATCAATGAATACAATAGTCTTAGTTCCTGTTGTAAAACTTGGATTACTTGGAACATTTGAATCAGGAATAAAGAAACTGCCGATAAGTGTAGCGGAAATGTCTGTAACTAATCTAACTTGAGTCACTGTAGCAAGAGCACCACTTGTTTCTCCCACTAAAATCATATTAGGAGCAACTCTTCCGGCGAAAGATCCTTGCGGTTGATCACTTAACGAAAAAGTGTCAACGTTGAGAGTTGTAGATGTAGAAGAATATGAAGAGGGAATTATTTGATCAAAATTATATGGATTATTTGTATAGACTCTAGATGGACTATTAAAGGCACCCTCTTTATGATTTGCTTGGGCTAATCTAAAAGAAATAGTCGGATCAGTTTCAGATGTAGCAGTATTTCCTACAGGACGCATAGTTCCTCTAACTGTCTCTCCAACTTGGAAAGTTCCAGAAACCATACTAATTTCAAGAATTTTTGGAACACAGTATTTTGTTACATCAACGCCATCAAAGAATCCATACACTTGAGTGTGGGGCCTTAATGCACTCACTGAAAATTCAATATTTCTTGATCTGGCATTAGAGATGATATCTCTACTGATTACTCTATCACCAAGAGATTCTGTATCTAATTGTTCAGTAATAACTGTCCTAGTTCCAGATCTAGTTTGATTGCCTACTTCAACAATGCTTCTAGTAGTATCTTGTACCAGAGCTCTGGTTGTATCTCTCCAAGTTCCGCCACCAGCACTTCGCGATGTTGTAGTAACTGTTTCTCTTCTTGAGGAAGACATTCTTACCTCTTGCTCTCCCGTCCAATCAGTAACCCAAGTGTTCCAAACAGTAGGAGAAAATCCTGTTTGAGGATCAACATTTAAAGTTCTAGAAGCTGTTTCTAAGGTTGAAGTAAAGTTTCCTTCAATATCAATGATATTTGCTTGCAGTCGTGTCTGTTCAGTCCAAGAATCTGAAGCAGGAACCAATTCCATAGTTCCAACCCAGAATCCAATGATAAATGGAGTTACACTTTCGGATCTTGTTCCAAAAGTTTGTTTAAACCATTCAACATCATTATAATCTAAGGTGATGATATCGTTTGTTTTTCTAATACCAGTTCCAGAAGGAAGTGAAGTTTTTAAGTCTCCAGAACCTGTGCTGCTAGTGGTTAAATCAACTTGAGTTGTATAATGTACAGGATGAGATTCTTTATTTTTAATATCAACTGAATTTTTGAAATTTACAGATTCTTCTTGTGTTAAAAAAGAAGTAAAATTATCAACAAAAAATCCAGACTTGAATCTATTCAATCCATTCGCATCAGGAACAAACAAATTAGCAGTATTTGTTTCTAATAAAGAAAGTGAAGTGTAGAACTCAAGACTTTTTATTCTGTCTTCAAGTTTTTTAATATCCACCATTCTATATCGTTTGTGATCCAAGAAATGCTTTGAGGCATCTGATACATCATATAAGTAAGGTGGAAGTGTAATATTAGCTATTTCAAGAGCATTATCAATTGAAGATGGGAACTCTGGATCTTCGGCAGGAGTACCATATTTTACTTGGAATACTCCTTCTTTTGTTAAATAAATTCTATCAATTCTTCCAAGATAGAACGAGAAGTCTGTTAAAATTCCCTCGTTTGATGCAAGAATATTTGGAGCAGAATTTCCAGTTACATTAAATGATCTACCATTAAATTCTAAAGGAGATCTATCACCCTCAGACACAGACTCAATAGTAGAAACTTTTGGACGAATATCAATAATATCTGAGTTTCTTATTGAGTTTACACTCTGAATCTCTTTAGTATAATCAAACGTGGAATATGAATTAACAGTGGTAATATCACCATCGTCAGTTGACGAATAATATCCATTCGAGAAATAAACAATTATTTTTCTCTGTGGTGCTTCTTCAGAATTCTTTCTGTTTAATACGCCATAGTTGTAAAATTGTCCCCTTTGTCCATTAGAAGAACTAAATTTAAATGAGATATCTTTACTTGGTGTATCTAAAGTTGTGATAGTTGCTTGAACACCAGATTCTCTAAATTGGATGACTTCACCCTCTTCAAAATTAATTTGATTTTTTGATAAGAATGAGATTTTAGAGTCGCTCTCTCTAAACGCTACAATTGCATGAGCATTAGAAGTCGCTCCTATGATGGATTCTCCTATAATAAGATCAGAAGTTTTTGATGTAGATCCTGACATATTAGACAAGATCATCGTAGGAGCAGATGGATTTGTATTATCCGAAGCAGGATCAGTTGCCACTTCAAATACACCATGCACGTCAATTAAATCTGCTTCATTAAGAGATAAAATTTCGTCCTGAACTCTTGTTCCAAAAGGATAGTTTCCATATGTCAATCCATCATTTAATGTGGTTGATCCGATTCCGGATGCACTTCGCACTGATTTATCAATAATAATAGAATTTACTCTATTTTTAATCTTATTTTTAGCCTTTGGTTTTATTTTTTTGAGAGTTGTTACAAGAGTTGCATCATCATTAGAACCAAGGTTAAAAATTTCTAGTTGATTTGATCCAGCATTTAATTTAACCTTATCAGAGGTTAATTCTTCAGTAGTGCCGTCACTTCTAATTAAAGTATATCTCTCTGGAGTAAATGGTAAAAAGGTTTCATTAGTTCCAGATGTTACTACAGCGGATAATTTATTATTTGCAATGTTAACTTGTTGTGTTTTTCTGATTACGATCGAAGCATCAGTTAACTCAACATTAGATACATTGTTTTTGGAAAGTCTTGTAAATAGTGTATCATCTTCTGATAATGCTAAATTTCCTGCAATAACTTTCACATCTGAAAGAGTTGTTGCTGATGATGGAAGAGCACCGCTACAAACACCTTCAACTGTTGAAACACCAGTAATTGTAACGGATGATGTTGCAACGCTAACAACAGACGCAAAAACTGGATCCTGGGACAAACTACCAGAAAAAGAAAGAATATTTCCTGCTTTGATTTGTCCAGGGAAAAGAGGATTGGTAGATCTAAGTGTTGATGTGTTACCAACACCAGCAGTAATAGTTGCAACACCGATGTTAAAATTGGGAGAAAGTATCACATCAGCTGAGAAGGTTCTTGCTGCTCCAACCTCAGCACCGTTTGCGCTACCAAAAATCGATAATACATCACTAATACCATAAGATGTAATTGCAGTTGCTACTCTTGAATTTTCAACTCCATCAATAGTAAAACTTTCATTTGTAATAAACTTACCAGAAGTTTCATATAATACAAGAGATTTTGTATTAGTTGCTGCTTCTTTCAAAAATGCAGTTGCGCCACTATTATTACCCTTAATAAACGTGGGAACTGATAGTGTAATAGCTTCGTTTAATGTTACTTCAGTAGTTGTTTGAATATCAAACAGAGATATTCCCCACTCGTTAATATTTGAGTTAGAACCATTATAAGTCCCTGAGTCTAATCTAAAATCATAAACTCTTGCTAATCCAATTTCTTTACCAGCGATACCAGTTGCACTATTAGCAACTCTAGCATCTCTGAGACTCAATATATAAGTATTGCCGATACCTATGGTTGGAGAACCGTGAACTCTATTAACTTTAAGTGTCTCACCAGTATTATAGTTAATCTGCTGTTGTTCGAGGGTTTTTGTAGTTCTTGGTTTTGGAAAATCAATGAAAGTTGGAGCAGTTGTTTCTATATCATATCCTCTCACAAAAGCTCTACCAGGAGAAATTTGATAAACTCCTAAATCATCAGAGGGAGTTTCTCCGTTGTAAGTAGTTTGATTTGACGTAAATAATCCCTTGTTTCCTTCAAAATCATTTAAAGAATTTTTAACACCAACACCAAAAGATTTAACATAGTAATCACCAGATTCAGCATACGTTCTTTTTGCTAATTCATCTGCAATAATATTATAATTTTGAGAATCATTTTTTTGACGCAAAACGCCATTAATGATTGTTCCTATCTCAACAAAATTAGAATCATCATAATCATCTAATTCTTTTTTAAATAATGATGTTGTAATTTTTAGTCTGTCCGCTCCTGGAGCACCAAAATTATTAAATCCTGCAGAATTATCATTTAAAGAAGGATCTGAATCTGGATTGATAATAGTTTCTTCGATCAACAATCCAACTCTACAATTTGGAGAAGAAGAATATTGATCTAAGATTAATTTTTGATCGTTTACATTAAGAAAACTACCTTTTCCAAAATATACACCATTTCCAATGAAAAATGCAGAACCTGTCGCAGTTGCATCCTGTAAAATTGTTGAAGCAAAAGGTACTCCTTGAGATATCAATGTATTAGCTGTAGAAATGGTGACGTTTGTTGTTAGCAGTTCGCCATTTCTGAAGATTGTTTCTGTGTTATTATTTCCGGTAGAAGTATAATTTAAATATAAAGTTACTTGATCTCTGGTTGATTCTGAATCAAGAATATAACTGTCAACAACAGCTTTGACACCCGAATCTTGTCCGGTAATTTCTGCTCCTAATAATTGATCAATATAATCAAATAAAGGAATACCCAAATAGGAGTTTTCCAGAAGAACGCAGTTATAATCTACTGTAAATGTCGTATTGCCAGGAATTACCTTAGCACCCTCTTTAAAAAAGTGCTGTCCAAACTTTTCAACCTGATTTTGCAGAATAGACTGAAGAGAAGTTAACTCTCTTGCCTGTACTGGATAACCAGGTTTGAATAAAACCTTATAAAAATCTTTTTGAGGATCAAAATCGTCAAAATAGGGGGCGACGTTGAGATTGGTTTCCTGTGACATAATTCCTTAGAACTGCAAGATAATTTTGATATCTTCTTTTTGACTTGATGATCTTGTAATAGAGGGCCTATTATCTACGTAAATGATATTACCCGTATATTTTTCAACTTCAGGTTGAGCAATTCCTTCTGAGAAAGACTGCCCCAGGTAATAAGTACGACTATTTATTTCGGTTGAGATACCCGTAAATGAGGACTGGATAGCAAGAGTAGTAGATCCGCCGATGATACTCAACGATCCTCCAGAAGCAATATCAGACGTAAAACGATTTAGAGTAAACCCATATACAGGACTAGTATTCTGTGTTCCGTCCGTATTGAAACCTGCAGTTGATCTGTCTTGCCAATACTTAAGAACTCCTGTTACCTTATCATATGAAACGACTCTACCAACTGCAGTGGTGCCAGATCCTGTTGTTTGTGTAATAAAAGAATCTGCAGTGAAAGTAGCTGAATCTGCACCAGATCCAGTTAACTTAATTGCGTAAGTAGCTGAGGCTTTATCAAGATTTAAATTTGTTGTTGCATTGTAAGATTTTGGATTTTGAACTAATCCTACTCTAGAAATCTCATTTCCTGTTATAAAATCTGGATTTTCTGTGTCATTTTCAATTCTGGAATAAATTAAAGCATTTCTTGCTCCAAGTTCTCTGTAAATATCCGCACCATGTCCTCCTTGAGGAGGAATTATTACATCAAAAATTGGTGCTGTGGTTCCCGTTGGTACATTACCTGCTGATAAATCAACAGTTCCAAACGTATATCCAGATCCACCCTTTGAAACAGTAACTTTTTCAACTTTAGAATTATTATTAATTGCAATAGTGCATTCAGCACCACTACCATCACCCTTGATTGGAACCCTGGTGTATGTTCTATTGGCGGTGCCTAAACCCACACCTCTATTGGTAATATTTACAATTTTTAATTGCCCACTAGTAGATGCATTGTTTCTGACAGCTGAGATGTTAGCATCGGTTGTAGTAGTCCAGTCTTTAGGAACTGGCATGAAAAAAGTAGAATCAAATTTTACAATATCACTAGGTTTAATAGTATACAAATATTTCCAAATATATCCATCACCACTTAAACCGGCTTCTTTTGGTTCTAAGTCGGTAAAAGTGGGTTCATCCAGAGATGCTCTTCCACTTGGATTTTCAGGATTTGATCCATTCTGTAAGCAAATATAAACTCTGTAGTCAGAGTTCATCACATAATAATTTGCTTCATACAAAGTGATAGCATTTGAAGGTTTTGACGGACTTTCTGCCTTAATATCATCGCGATACATATCATAGGTTGTACCAGATGTCCAAGAAATTTTTCTGATTACTTGTTTGACATCATCTTCACTTATTTTTTTAAGAGCAATCATTGTATCCCAATAATTGTTCTCCTCGTCAAAATTGTCTCTTGGATCAGGAGGGCTACTGTCCCAACTTGCATCAACATCAGTAGGGTTGGGTAGTCCCACAAACGAATAGAAAGAGTTGCTAGTTGATGCCACACTAGCAACAAAATCCTTTGCGTTTAATATACGAAGTTGATCAGTTATAATCGCAGCCATTTTTGCGTAGTTTTTTACTTATTTATCAGTTATGTTGTAGAGAATCCTGTAAGTTTAAGAGGTTCAACTCTGCTCACGAAACCGCCGGTTGTAATACCGGATGTGCCTCTAAGAGTATATGCATCAAATGTAGTAGCATTTATTCTGTCACCGAGAGTAATTTTACCCCAAGAGAACTCGCCATAAAACTCTGTAAGTCCAATTCCAGTGATATCGCCAAGATCTTCAACACTCACTGTCACTCTCTTGACATAAGTAATACCCACACCAGCAACAGCAGTTGTAGCAACAGAGACTGCTGCAACTTCATAGACAGAATCAAGGAATTGAGTTGTAACACCAAGTGTTCCTCCTGGTTGATAAAGTGATGTAACTCCACTACCAACATTGCTGTTTTTTACTGTGAAGTAATCACCAACTGAAATATCACTCAGTGTTACCGCAGCACCAACTACTTTAGTATTTCTTAGGTAAGAATCGATAGGAATAAAGAAGTCCATAACAAATCCTGTAGATGCTACACCAACAGAAGTTGAAGTTAACCCAACAATATCACCAAAGTCACCCTCATAGAGTGAGGTTCTATTTGTTTCTTTAATTGCCTTAGGAGCTTCAATCAGAACCTGAGGAACAGATGTTCTGGTATATCCGACTCCAGGTGTAGAAACAGTAATTGCTGATACAGCATCGCCAGTTAAGGTTGCTGTAGCAGTCGCTCTAGCAGTTGTTCCGAGTCCCACAGGAGTCTCAATTATAACGGAGGGAGCAGAGGTGTACCCTGTACCACCATAACCAATTGTAATGGACTCAACGGTATTTGCGATAGATACAACTGCAGTTGCTGCGGCCGCTACAAGATTATTTTGAGAAACAATTTTTATTGTTTGCTTTTTAACAGCAGTCTGATTTTCATCATCTGGATTGAAGAATGGAATTACACTCTCAACATAAATCTCAGTAGATCCCACTCCAACTGATTGAATCAGATTAGTTTTGGGATTGATAAGAGCAGCGTTTAGATCTCTTGCTTTACTTACAATTTTTCCATTGATAATTTTATCTTCAGTTTGTTTACACCAAGTCACTGTGCGCTCATGATCTGGATTTGAATCAATCCCTCTACCATTATAAACATTTGTTTTAACTGTATCAGAAGAAACAATTTCGGTGACAACTCTATCATCTTGATTAAGAGAATTCTCAACCAAATCTTTATCGCCTCTTATTGTTAATAAATCACCTTCTTTAACAGTTTCTAAAATTTCTGTAAACGTTACGTCAACACCACCAGAACCTTTATAGAATAAAATCTTTGAGATATCTCCTGAGAATCCCTGATCATTTGGGCCTTTAGGTGGTTCATTAAAGGAAATAACACTGCCACCCTCAAATGTGTAAGATTCTCCCGGAACTTGTAATATATCATTGATAAAGATTAGGAGTGTGGCACCAACGTCTATGTTTGATCCCTCTCTTGCTCTAATCGTTACAGGTTCTCCACCTTTATTGAGTCCGAATTTTCTCTTTACTCCATCAAATTCAGTATGAATATTATCAAGGCGCTCTAACTCACCAAAATGCCATGCAGAGAATTTATCAGAATCAGTTCTATCAACTGTAATTTGGAACTCTTCAAATGTGAAATTAGTATCTGTGGGAATTCCTGTCAATCCACCACTGGCAACTGTAAGAATTTGCTTCTGTCCAAATCCATAACCAAAGTTTCTAATCTCAAAATCAATTACACTTGATCCTTGTCCAACAACAATATCAATTGTTGCTTCAGTTCCAAAACCTGAGGCAGAGGAATCAGAATAAATTAACGGGATATTCTGATAAGATAACGGAGCGTCAAAAACAACATTTGGTTCAGAACCAATGAGATAACCAGATCCTGGATTAGTAATTGCAACACTAACTACACGTCCATTGCTTACTGCAGCAGTTCCAATAAATTCAATTCCGGTTCTACCAGTTGATGAAGTATAAACACCAACATTGACTGTTTGAATACCAGCACGATATCCAGATCCAGTATTACCAATACTAATAGAGGTAATAGTTCCAGCAGAAGATACAACTGCTGTACCACCTGCTGCAACGAGAGGTTGATAT